ATAAGCGCGACGCCCGAGGTAACGTTGATACCCTCAAGCGGGTTGTGCGAGGCGTCGCGCGTGCCCGGCCGAAAGTAAGAACGACAAAGCACCGCGCTGCCGGTGTATGTATCGACCCACTGCCTGAGTGTGTGGTTATATGTCCACCCTCGAGGCATCAACCATTTCTCGATTTCAGGCATCAACACCGAGTTGTATCTGCTGTTTGTGTCGGTGATTAAAAGCGAGGTTGTGCCCGGACGGGTCTTAGCGATAAACCACAACGCGAACACGAGCGAGCTCGTCTTGCCTGATCCCCATCCACAGCGCGCAGCGATCACGCGATCAGAGCGCCTTATGCCTCCGATCACCTCAAGCTGTAGATCGTTTAAGATTAGATCACTCATGATCAGCCGTTAGCAGGTAAGCGATCAGCGCTTGCTCATCGATCTTTAAATTATGCTTGCTCGTGTTGGGCTTATAGCCTTTGACGATGCCTCGCTCGACATAGTCGAGGGTATAGTGCTTCAAACTGTACTCTGAGCAGGTTTCGGTCGCGAACTGTCGCAGGTAAGTGCGAAGGGCCATCGGCTTGTCGGGCCATTTGTAGAGCGCGAGGAGAGTCTGCTTGCGCTTTCGTGGTATGTGACTGCGCGCGATGAGCTCCTCGATGTCTTGTGGCTCGTCGACTTTGGGTGATGGCTTCTTATGCGATGCGAGCTCAAAGAACTGCGCGACCTCAGTTGAGGAGCACATCGCGCGATCGAGCTCTGCCAACGAGTGAAAGTATGCGCGACTCATCGGCCCATCTCTGCCGACCGATCGACCCCAGATCATCACGACGCTAAAAGGCGTCTCATAATGTATCGCAGCGCTCTGAAAGGGTGCGCGATATAGACCGAGCGCGACGCACCATAGCGCCTCGCTTTGACTCGCGAGCTTCTGCAAGTTGTGCAGGTGTGTGCCCATATGATCGAGAACGCTGTCAAGCATCTCGCCTGGTGATCGAAAGTCGTCGATCTTAATGGCTCTTGTCTTGACCTCGAGCGCGACCTCGGCAGGGCCGTTGCGCCTCTGTAGCACGAGGTCGCAATACTCGCCTGGATCAGGCCAAGCAGGGCGACCCACCTCAAGAGGGCGCTTTGTCTGTCGGTAGTTTGCCCAGTCTGCCGACTCGATCACCGAGGTGAGGAGCGCAGCGAAACGGTTATGGATACGCACAGCACCTGCTCGCATCTGCTCAGGCGTCCAATTAGCAGAGAGTGAAGGCCGGTTGATTTTGAGTTTGTTCTGTGGCATATCTCTCTCGCTTGATCTTTGCAGGATCAGTCGGCTTTGTGGCTTTGGTCGGCTGATCCTGCTTGGTCTTTAATCATGATGCGCTGTGCCTGCTTGTGCAAATATCCAAGCGCAGTATCTATCGAATGCTTGAAAAACCATTCTCCATGTGAATGATAGTTAAGGCGCGTAAGGTGCTCATGTAGTGATTTTTCAAAATCTGACGCACAAAGCACAACAGTTTGCAATTCTAAAGGGAGAGGCGACCCTGTCCTCAGTCTTTTTAATCTGCTCTCTGGCTTCTTTGATACACCTATTTTAATTAAGTTAGATCCAATAGCATCGATAAAATATAGATGTGCGCGATCTTGAAATCCTAAATCAACAACTTGATAGCTGTCAGTTGTTAGTCTTGGAAATAGGCTTTTTGCATGTCCTGACCTGGTAAAAGAGTGAGCATCTTTGACCCTTGTATTAAAGTCTTGGTATCTTTTTTTCCACTGATAGAATGTACTGTTAGAAATGGAAAGCTTTTTACAAGATTGTCTGATTGTGTCGCCCTCACGTAAGAGAGACACCAAGCTATCCTGAATCTCTGCTATCCTGCTACCTGTAGGCGCTTGTTTATGTCTAAGATTATGAGCATGAACATCAAGCCTTGGTGATGTCGTGACTGCATCAATAATGAGTGTATCAAACCACTCAAACCGATCGCGCCAATCATAAACAGTCTGTCTTACAAGTTGAGCTTGATCAACTGCGCTATTTACTGAGTGACCTTCGCTTAATAACTGAATAAGTGTTTGAATCCTTGCTTTGTACTTGAGCGCCCTTGGCCCTGTGTTGTGTTTTAATCGATCAGTCATCATCGTCCTTTTGCTCCATTAGTTTATTAGTCTGCTCTATCATGGCTAATACCTCGGGTATGCCATCTGATTTTTGTGACTTGATCTCGAGCTCTTTCTTTTCTCCGTATTCATCTGGGAATCTACGCGCAAGCATCCAAGATACTGCGCGCCAGTCTGTATCGTCTGCTTGTGATGCCCCTTGCATGAGCTTGATCTCGATCTGTCCGAAGCCTTCGTCTATAGCTTGATCGACGAGCTCTTTAATCTCTGGGTCTGAATCCATCCAATCATAAAGGGTTTGACGAGGAAAGCGAGAGCATCCACATGCGCCCCTTATTGACTGCCCATCTCGCAAGCGCTCAAGCATGTCAGTAAACTTAGGGTTTTCGACCTTACGCGCGCGCGCGTTAATGGTACGAGTCTCACTCTTAGTAGATGCTTGCTCGCGAGCTGCGAGCCCTTTAAGATCGTCTTTATTGCTCATTTACAATATCCCTCAAGATCGCCTTTAGTGCTCGCCCTGCACCATGCAGAGAGTTTTCATTCAAGCCCCAGCGACGCGCATGATCATTGATGCTAGTGCCATCAAAATCGAGATATACCTCAGCGAGGGTACGCTGTAGATCTGAGGTGCAACGCTTGACCATCTCAGCTTTAATCACTGCGAGGTCGATCTCCCACTCTACATGCATTAAGTCATCAGGCGCAGCGAGGTGCTCGCGCTCGAGCATCGTCGTCACATGGTCATAATCCATGCGACGATGGTCGCGTATATGATTGCATGCCCTGCGCATCATGGTTGATGTGATAGCAGCGTCAAAGTCTTTACTCATGTTGATGAGCTTAACGCCTCGATCGAGCATGTAAACGCATGTCTCTGAGTAGACGTCTTGAGCATCGTCAAACGTGAGCCCATAGCGACGCATCACTACTGAGATCAAAAATCGCTGTAAATCTACCAAGCGCTCACTCATTAGGTGCGCGCGCTGTCTTTCGTCGGTCGTGTCCATTCGTTACTCGCTTATGCTAGGGCCATCTATCCCCGCTCCAAGATGCATCGCCCTGGTTACTGATTGGGCTCCTGCCCTCTGGCTTTGGGCCTATAAACTCCCAAGTGTCAACGATTATGTCAAGGTCTTGCACCTTGGTGCCGTTGCGCTCGTATTGATTCGTCTTGATCTTGCCTGTGACAGCGATGAGCGAACCGACTTGCACATGCTCAAGGATACTCTGCCCTGTCTTGTTAAACGCGACGCAGTTAAACCACATCGTGCTTTTCTCGCCACCCTTAAGGCGCTGATTTACTGCGAGCGAAAATGAGGCGATGTCTTTTGTGTTGCCTCTCGCCTCTGGTGTCTTTCCAACGTTGCCAATTAACCAGACTCGATTCATAGTGTCTCCATTCGTGAAAGCGAACGAGGCGAGCGCATAGCATCACTTATGCGCCCGCCTCCCTCATGACCGCCCTTATTAACACGAGAGGATCGTAAATGATACACGAAAGAATTGCAACGCAGTCTGGCTCGGTGCAGCTCATCGACGTAATGGGCTCGCCCTTGTCGGTGGTGAACAGCGCTCGAGTCTCGATGGGAAAGCAGGCTGATGAGATGAGCGAGGCAGATTGGAGGCTGATCGATTATCTATGGTCGCACGAGCACACCTCACCCTTTCGGCATGTGCAGTTTCAATTCCATGTGCGCGCCCCAGTGTTCGTTTTGCGTCAATGGATGAAGCACCAAGTAGGGTGCGCTTGGAATGAGATCTCAGGCAGGTATGTGCAGTTTGATCATGAGGCTTGGAGCCCGGACGCATGGAGAGCCCAAGCTGATCAGGTCAAGCAGGGCAGTGCCGGGCCGATGGCTGAGGATGATGCGCTGCGAGCCCAGATGATCTACGACCGAGCAATCGAGGCGAGCTTTCGAGCATATGAGGAGCTCTTGAGCGCTGGTGTCTGTAAAGAGCAGGCGCGCGCTTGTCTGCCTCTGTCGCTTATGAGCGAGTGCTTTTGGTCGTGTAGCCTGCACGCGCTGATTCATTTTCTCAAGCTGAGGCTCGACCATCACGCGCAGGTTGAGATCAGGGCTTATGCGAGAGCTGTGCTCGACTCGGTGCTCACTGTAGAGGGTATGCCCAGACTGTTGAGCATCGCGCTGTCTACTTAGCTGCCTTTCTTAAGAGATCGCATCAGTCGCTCATAATCGAGGCGATCTGCTCTCTCTTCTGCGCTCTCGTTTGCGCGCTCGTGTCGCAAGCGTGCATTGATCTTCTCAGCGTTGCGTCTGTACCATGCGCGCCTCGTTGATCTCTTCTCTGCTTTGGTCTTGGGCCTTGGTGGGCTGTATATGTCTTTCGTATACCTGTGGATCGTGACATATGTGACTTTATGGCCCTCGCTGAGCATCTGGCGCTCGATGGCGCGAACCGTCAGACCTTGTGCTCTTAACTCTCGAGCGCGCTCGATGATCTCTGGGCTTGTCTTTGTATTGTCAGGCATCATCGCCACCCATTACCAGAGGAGCTCGCGCGACGATCAGGGCCGATCATGCGCACCGGCTTGCCGAACATCTGAGC